TTTCCTGCTGAAACAATTGAAATGGCGGTGCACTTGTTTATGAAAAACAAACACCAACAAGACCACACTTACGAACACAAATTTGCAATTGATGGATTGACCGTTGTTGAAATTTGGATTAAGGAAGGTGAATCAGATAAGTCTGTTCATTTTGGTATGGACTATCCAATTGGCACTGCATTCGTTGGTGTAAAAGTCGACAATGATCAAGCATGGGCAAAAGTCAAGAATGGTGAAGTGAAAGGCTTTTCAATTGAAGGTGAGTTCACACAATTATCTATGGAAGCACAAGTGATTCGTGCAATTGAAAATGTATGTAAACAACAAATAAAAAAATAATAATGAAAACAACATTACAGAGATTAGGATTGCCTGAGCAACTTACGCGGTTCAATGGTTGGTTGCAACAAACTGAACACATGATTCCTGCACTAAAAGAAAATGTGACAATGGCCTATGATCGCACAACGCGCAAATGGGTAAAAACTGCAACGTATGAATTGACCAAAACCAATGTGAATCGTGGTGATAAGTGGATGGCCTATAATTACTTCAATGCACTTGTGCATGGTCATGGATTTGTGGTTTCTGATGATGGCAATGCGATTGTAAAAGAAGCAAGCACATTTGTTGTTCCTGTCGGGCCACAGGCAGGCAAGCAATTTTGGTTAGGTGGCCAAACAATGCAATTTGATCGCGGCACATGGACACGTGTATATCATAATCCATTTCGCAATGCAGACAAAGAAGGCAATCCGCATGAAGGTTTGATTGGTTTAGTTGTTTTTAACACAACGACTTTCCAAACATCGCAGCCAAAAGTTATTCGTCATAAGTTCAATAAGACGTTCACACGTTCAGAATTATTGGCAATGGGAATCACTGAAGAAATGCTTGCAGAAAATTGCTATCAAAAATTTATGATGACAACGCCAGCAGAAGAATTGCACTTGTTGAATGTTGCAACTGATTTAGAACCATTGGAAGAAAACGTATGGATTCCAAATGTGTACATGAATGGCAAGGATGATAACACATTCAACTTTGGTGCATTGATACCACCATACGCCACACGCACACCTGACTTTGTTGTTCGCCTTCGTGCATACAATGATTCAACACCTGCTGATTATCCAGAGCCAAATTACTCAGGTATGGGAACTGCTGGCAAATGCTTAGACATTGCATTTGAAAATGAATCAGTGAAGCCTGTGCGCATCGAATGGGGTAATGCATTTGGCATACAACAAACTGATGATGAGGTGATCTTGACCTTTGATGCAAATGGTCAACGTGCTGCCATCGGTATGTGCATTGAATATAAACCTTTGGATGGCAAGAAAACAGACAATGAAATTTATATGGACGTTCGCACTGGTATAATTTCACATTCCTTTATTGAATGGTAATTTCATTTTGATGTATATTTGCATCGAATTGATTCAGTTTATGTTTTAGTTTAAGTACGTTTGACAGGAAGCCGCCTATAACGATGGGCGGTTTTTTGTTACCAAGAATATTTGCCGTAGTTTGGGCGCAATTCAAAATACATGCGCATCATTATTGCATCGGCATAGTCAGGTGAACGCCCTAATCTGGATTTGATTTCATCCTTTGGTGTTACTGCCTTCTTTTTATCTTCTTTGCTGGCATCGCGCACCAAATCCAATTCCTTCATAACTGAATCCCTGTGCCTGTGATCAGTGATATGCACTTTGTTTTGTGCAATCATTGCTGCCAATTTGAAATAACACTCAGATTTCAAATTTTGATAGTGATCTTTATCGATTGCACTGCTGCCATTCAAAAATTCACGACATTGCAATATACCTTTGATGCCAATGCCAAGTCCATCGCTATCCACAATCACGTTATTCATTGGAATAGAATGATCAGTTGCCAGTTGTCTTATTGTGTTTGCAACTTCATGCGGATATTTATGCATGAATTCATGGAACTTGACAACGTGTAAGCCTTGCCAAATACAAATGATGGTTCTATCATTACCCATTGCAGCAGGATCGCAAGTGATATATCCATTGCCTGTTGGCTTTGTATCATTGAACATTTGCAACATGGCATCTTGTTCAAATATGATGTCTGGTGAATCATCAAAATCCCAATCACCATCCAATAAACGCTTTCGATCACGTTCATTTAATCGTTCCATTTTTCTTTGATATGCTTCATTAGGCACAATGGTATTATCCTTCAACAATGCCTGTACAAATGCCCTATGCGGTGGCAATTTGTTATCTCTAAATGGAATCCAAAAGTCATTATACAACCATCCTTTTGATGGATTGCATGTTAGCAATCCCTTTGGTTGATTATTGACAAGATTATATCGAACACGTGTATCAAGAATTTCAACTGCCTTTGCACTGATCTCAGCAGTTTCGTCTAAAAAATAATCGGTCAATTCCAATGATCCGAAACGATGAAAGTCTGGATCGCTTGGTGAATCTGCCATGTCCATCAATAATATTTCACTGCCATTAATGAATGTGATGTAATTCAATTGACCATTGTATGTGTAATGCACACCAGACTTCAATCCCATTTCATTTGCCAATGTCCAAAATGAACGCATGGTGGATAGCTGCAACTTTTTCAATTCAGCACGTCCAATTAATCCGCGTGTGTTTGGATATTTTATTCTTCTACTGATTTGCCACCAACATCCAAACCATGTTTTGCCACCATAAACACCACCACCATATAACACTTGTTCAACTTTGCTATCGGCATTCAACAATGATAATGCGATGGCCTGCTTTTCATTCAGTGTGGGATTGAACATTCAACAAATTTATCTCAAAAAATGTACAAAAAAATATACCTGTTGAAACAATAGCATGCAGTTCAGTTTAATGGATAAACATTATACTATGTTACGCGATAAAATAAACGAAGTCCTAAAAAGTTTCAATCTCAATTTGAGTGTTGAAGAACCAGCAAAAGTTGTATTGGCAAAAATGATGCGCCTTGCAGATGGAACAGAAATCGGAACATCTGCTGACGATTTTGCAGAAGGTGTTGATGTCTATGTTGTAATTGAAGGTGAGCCAACAATTGCACCAGATGGTGATCACACATTGGAAGATGGACGCGTGATTAGTGTTGCAGGTGGTGTTATTACTGCCATCACTGAATCAGAAGAAGAAATGAGTGCAGACGTTGTTGCTATTGTAAGCAAACTTGCAGAGCGTGTTAACGCACTTGAAACTGCAAATGCTGCCAGTGCAGAAGCACTTAGTGCTGCAATTAAAGACAAAGAAAGTTTGACAACAAAACTTGCAGAGATCACAAGCAAATTTGAAAAGCTATCAAAGTCACAGGCTTCAAGTTCAGTAAAAGATAAGTCAACACAAGTTTCATTGGCTGCTGAAAAAACAGAAACAAAGCCAGTGGCATTGATGACTATCAAAGAAAGAATTGCACACTATCGTGCAAAAGCTAATTAAAAACCAAAAGAAAAAAAAACAAAATAAAAGATGCCTAATCCATCATTAACTACTACTTACGCCGGTAAAGTTGCTGGCGAAATAATCAAACCTGCATTCTTGGCCAATGAGTCAATGCAGTATTTGACATTGCGTGAAAACATTGATTACAAACAAGTGGTTCGTCGTCTTGTAGATGATGTATCATTTGCTGCTGGCACTTGTGATTTCACACCAACAGGAACGGTTGCAATTACTGAGCGTGTTTTGACTTTGGAAAAATTTCAAGTTCAGCGCGAATTGTGTAAGCAAGAGTTCTTGATCGATTGGACTGCCAACGATGCGCAGAATGGTCGCCTTGCACCTGAAGTTGCGCAAGCAATGATTGACAACATGCTTGGTCAAATTGCAGAGAAAAACGAAAGTTTGATCTGGACTGGAGTGAATGCAAACGTTGGTGAATATTCTGGATTCATTACATTGTTCCTTGCTGATGCAGGTGTAATTGATGTAACAGGTGCAGCAGCAATCACAACTGCAAACGTGTTTTCAAAGTTGCAAGACTTGGTTGACCAAGCACCTGATCGTGTGAAGCGTGCCACTGAAAAACCATTGATCTACATGGGTCAGGACGTTTGGGAAAAGTTCATCTTTGCCAATGCAGCAGCAGGTAACGGATGGTACACTTATGCAGGTGGTGCAGTTCCGCAAACATTCATGGGATTGTACGCTATTGCAGTATGCCCCGGTATGCCAGCTAACACAATGGTGCTTGCACAGAAATCAAATCTTTGGTTTGGAACAAACTTGTTGAGCGATTGGAATCAAGTTGCATTGCTTGACATGGCTGACAAAGATTTGTCTGAGAACGTTCGTTTCAGTGCTAAATTCTTTGCAGGATTGCAATATGGTTTCAGTGATGAAATCACATTGTACACTGTCTAATCTGACTTTACAATAATCTGATTAAAGGCCATCATCAAACATGGTGGCCTTTTTTCAAAATAAAAAACACACAAAACAATGGCATGTAATTTATCCGCAGGCAGACTGCTCGATTGTAAAACAGACATCGGTGGAATTCAAGAGGTTCTATTTGCTGATTGGAACATTTTGAATGGTTCAATTACACTAGATGCAAATGAGCAAATCACCGACTTTGATGCAGCTACTTTGTATCGATTTGAATTGAAAGGTGGTTCAAATTCATTCAACCAAGAAATCACTGCCAATGGCGATGCAGGGACGGTCTTTGTTACACAAACATTGGTCATTCAATGGAACAATTTGACTGCAACATATCGCAAAGAAATGGCCAATTTGATCCGCAACAGACGTTTGGTGATCTTTGTTCGTGACAATAACGACAACATCGCTGCTGTTGGTTTGGATGCTGGTGCAGAAGTTACTACTGGCACATTTGCCAATGGTGCAAATCGTGGTGATTTCAGTGGCACAATGTTGACATTCACTGCTGAATGCCGTAAACAGGCAAACTTTGTAGAGCCGTTTACTGATGTTCCATTTGACAATATTCCAAACGCTACAATATCACCTGCTTACTAAGGGATTTTGAGTTAATGGTTATAAAAGGGTGGGTAAATTGCCCACCTTTTTTTTTATAAATTTACAACATGGTATATCTCGATTTCAATACTGCAAACCAAACGCGATATTTCACATTAGATGAAGGTCGGTTGTACTATGCAACGCCATTCACGCATTATTTGTTGGTGCTGATCAAGGATGGCGTATCTGTTGGAATGCAAGGCGAAAGGCTTGCACAAGTTTTGAATGTGATCAGTGAGAATACAAGATCAACCGAGGTTACATTAACCACCATTGGATTAGAAGTTGCAGGCTATTACAGGTATTTTGTTTATGGCCAAAATTCAGCAGTAAATTTGGATGAAAATAATGCTGCCGTTGTTGGATTGGTTGAACAAGGATTGGTGAATATTGGTGACAACACTAATTACTTCACGCCAACAGGAAATCAAATTGATATTGTGATAATTCCGTAAAAGAAAAATGGAAGAAAAAAAAATACAACCGAATTTTGATCGCGTTCAGTTGACGCAATATCAACCTGTGGCGGCCAGTGAGCGTATAGATCGTGGTGGATACATTACCTATGGTGATGAAAACAATTATCCGCAATATTTGAAAACATTAGCCAGTACATCACCTGTGCATGGCGCATTGCTCAAAGGCATTGCAAAAATGGTTGCAGGAAAGCGATTAACGTCACCAATTGCAAGCGATGATGGAATCATTAGCAAATATCGTTTGAATCGTTTAGTGCCTTCCATTGCAAACGATATCGTATTGTATGGTGGTTTTTATACTGAGTACATCAAAACACTTGATCGCACAGGTGTTGCAGCGGTTAATCACTTGCCGTTTGAAAATTGCAGGCTGGCTGCCAATGATACAGGTGAAATCACTGGAATATTTTATTCACGCAACTGGCAGGAAACACGCAAGAAAATAAACAAACCAGAGTTTGTTCCATTGATCGATAAACAGATTGATGGCTATGAAGATTCAGCGCGATATGTGAAGATTTCATTCTTGGACGAATGCACATCAACATACTATCCAGAACCATCCTACAAGTCGTGCATCAATTATGTTGAAGTTGATCGCGCTGCTAGTCAATATCACGTATCAAATTTATTGAATGGATTTTTTCCGCAATTGCACATGCACTTTTCCAATGGTCAACCTGATCCAGAAGTGAAGGCCGCGATGAAGCGTGATATAAATGCTGAAACAGGTGCAGGCAGAGCCGGTCAAATATTCTTTACTTTTGGTGAAGCCGATCAACCATCACCACAAATCACAACCTTCCCATTAAGTGATGCAGATAAACAATACGATCAACTTGATCGCAATGCAACGCAAAAGATTTTGACTGGACATCTGGTAACAACACCATTGTTGTTTGGTATCAAATTGTCAGGTGATGGTTTCAGCAGCAATGCAGAGGAACAAAAGGAAGGCTATCGTTTATTTATGATGAATGTGGTGCAGCCAATGCAAATGCAGATCATTGATTCATTTGTGGAAACTTTGCAATTGGTTCAGCCTGAAATTGAACAAAACGAATATTTCACAAGTGATGAACCACAGGCAACAAAGGATGCAGCAACAACTGATGCAGCACCTGTTGAGAATGTAGCATCACAGGCATTGAATGGTGCGCAGATTGAAAGTCTTGTGAATATAATCATGCAGTCAGCAGCACAAACATTGCCAATTAGCAGTGCAAAGGCAGTTGTTGCAGCAGGATTCCCAATGCTTACGCCTGCAATGATCGACAACATATTTGGTGCGATTGTTCCCGGATCAATACCGCAGGCACAGGTGTTGCGATCAATTGTTTTGTCTGCAATTGAAAAAAAAAAAGACATGACCATTGCAGATGAAGATGCGTGGTTGGAACATTTGTATGAAAAAGGTGAGCAAATAGATTTGGATGAATACGTTTTAGTTGATGAAGAAATAATCAGCGATCATCCAAAGCCAGATGAAGAATTATCACAGGTCAAACTATTCAAAAGATTTGCAAAGCCAAATGAAAA